ACCATTCTAATATAGCAGGATCGACAACAGAGCGACCAGAACTTAAAAAGTCAGCATCACACTCTTGAGCTGCCTTACTTGGTCCTAATATTCTATCTTGTTCTCTTCTCCACTCTTCGTTTCTTTCAGGATGGTCTGTCCAATGGAGTTTGACGGTGTTAAATTTATTTAGACCATCTGTAGCATCCATCCAAGTTTTGTGAAACCAATTACCCACACCATTAGGTGTAGATATAGCGATACACTTACCACCAGTAGCAAGTGTCTGTTGAGCGGCAGTCCATATCGTATCAATCCTATCAATGAAAGCAGCCTCATCTAATATTAATAGAGATAGTGCTTCAGAACGACCAGCTGATTCATTAGAAGCAATTGCCTTTATCTGTGAACCATTCTTGAATACTAACGATAACTTATTGTTTTCAACAATAGCAGTTTTTAACCATTGTGGTAGTCCATCATACATCACACGAACTTTTGTTACTAAATTCTTTGCTGTATCCTTTGCCGTAGCAATACATAGAATATTCTTGTCTGCATTAAACAACATCATCCATAATGAATATGCGGCAGTAAGTGTAGATATACCCAACTGACGAGATTTCAGAATAACATTATAGTCATTTTCCGCATACTCATCTAACACATCATACTGATAAGGATAAAGTTTAAATTTTATCTTACCCCTCTGAGGATGTTGTATCACACAAAACTCATTTATAAAGTATGAAGGATCTTTAGCACACTTTAAATAATTTTGTTTTATTGCTTGTTTTAAGTTACTCATATCTTATCTAAACTTTGTTCGTGATTTCCAATGGCTTTTGCTATTGTTTCATCAAAAGGACTATCTGCATTTTTTATGTCGCTCATCTCTGACTCATATTCAGCAAGAATAGCCTCCCATCTTTTAGTTTCCATTTCTTTAACCCAATCTTCCCATTTACCTTGTCTTTTTAAATCTACTTCAAAATCTATCTGACAATAATAACATCTACCCATTCTATTATATGTGTCTTGGTCAATTGTTTTAAGAATAAGTTTTTCACAGTCACTACATTTATCAAACCCTCTTGGTGGTATTTTAGTAATTTGTTTTCTTTTACCATCTTCTATCTTCCAACTACGACCACGAGCATCCGTCCACTCTTCACCTTCTTTTCTCATTTGAATACTTTTTGGTGTATAACCTATTCTTGGAGTTCCTTGTCCACCAACACCCGCAATTAATTTTTTTACTTTTTCTATATTCTTACCCATAACCTTATCCTTAAAAAAACATCAAACCTGTTATTTGATTTATAGGAGCAAAAGCACCTGTAAATTTATAAATGTTTCCGTTATACTTAAATACCAATCCTTCGGTTGGAACGATAGCACCAAACCCACCGATAGCATTTAACCTATCCAATTGTATCTTTAACTTATTTAACTTCTTTAAGTCACCACCACTTCTTATATCTGAAATAGCAGACTTAAGTTTCTTTCTCATATTCTGTACAGACTTTGCTGGATTAACAGCCAACCATCCATCCATATTCTTCATTATCTCAGCACCTACTTCAAAGAACAATTCTTCAAATGGTTTCATATTTTCTTTTACCATTCTAGCATGGTCTAATTTATCTGTAGTCAAAGTCCAATCTAAAAACTTATCGTTTTGTATTGTTGCTCTCATATCTCTTACTGAGTATGATTTATCAAAGAAAGCCCATCTCATCGTAAGTCTTTTAAGAACATTTGTTGGTATCTTATATTTAAATTGTTTAGCAGCATTAAAGATATACTCTTCCCAAAACCTCTGATGATATAATCCAAGTGTATCGTTGTCTTTAAGAGCATATTGACTTTGTAATTTAGATAAACGACCATGAAATTTTTTCTTCATTTTACCAAAGTCTTGATGTTTAGGAACAGTAACAAAATTTGGTTTAGATATCTTATAGTGTTTTTGTATGTGTTGATTAACTTGTTTTATCATACCTTGTAACATTCTCGCACTATCTTTTGCTTGTCCGATTGGTCTACCACTATCATCATACTCGATTGCTCCATGAAAAAGTAGTTCTGTAATATCATAGTTGACTACATTCTCACTAGCAGGCCACATTACTTCTAAACTCATAAACTTAGAACCATTACCAAAAATTTTATCTTGTTGTTTCTTAGATAGAGCACCAATAGCTTTTGATAAATCTCTCATAGCAAATACAAAAGCATTTCGTATATTACCTCTACCTTTAAATTTTTTCTCTACATCTTTTATAGATAATGCTGTTTCACCTTTATTTTTGAGATGTCCTTTATTACGAGCCGCGATAAGTTTACCATCTTTGTAACTTATCATTAAGTTTTGACCATCGGTCTTTTCTGTAACATTATCCTCTCGGTCAAGTTTACCACTTAAACCTAACTCAATAATCTTTTTTAAATCCTTGAATGTTAACTCCTTATCATCAAACGGATGATTCATATGACCGTAAGCTCCTCCCATTAATAATAACTCCTTTCCGTTTCTTGGTAAATCACTCGTAAGTGATAAAACTTCTTTTACAATTTCTAATTTATCGTGTTGTTCTTGACCAGTTCTAAGTTCAGTATCTTTTGGTTGTTCATCATCTATTACCTTTAGTGTTTCAGGTGAATCATCAATCGTTATTTTTCTCGCTTTTTTCATAGGATCAACATATTGATAATCTTGATTAGATAATATTTTATCAACATGGTCTAACCATGTGTTCCACAACTCGCTACCAACGATATCTATATCACTACCCGCAGTTGGTTCTCTCACACCAGCAGGTCCGTAAGATACTGAACCAATAGGACCCTTTGGATAAACAGTATCTTTAAAAAATGATGTATCTTGACTATTGTAAACATCAACATCTGTGATAAGATTTGCCAACTCCCAACCTAATCTACCAGCCTCTTTTTCAGCTCTACTCATGTAAGATTTCAAGCTTGAAAACATACCAGGACCATCGTCTGTATCTACACTTGCAATTTCACTCCCTTCAAAAAGACCACGATAAACCTCATATAATTTTCTGAATTTATTCGTCATCATATTATACAAACCTTTATCGAAATATCCAAATGTTTTTTTAAAAAACTTTTGTCTTTCTTTATCGTCTATGTTTGGATTACCCAACATATCCCTTGTCTTTGTTCCACTTATATTTCCAAATTGTGGAGCAGTAACAAAGTATCCGTGTTCTTCAAATCCTCTTATATCACCTTTACTTTTTTTATAATCTTGATAATAAGTTTTACCACCACCCTTTTTAGTTCCAGCTTTTAAACGACCAGCATCTTTTTGACCGAAAGCATAAACTACTGCCGTGGTTTCAGGATCAAACTTTTTAAGTAAATTAGTTGCCACATAAGGTGTCTTTTCTTCAATGATACGATTCTTAGGAATACCAACCTTTACCATGTGACGAACTTTTTCCTTAAAGTTCATTGGATGTCGTGGTGGTTTTTTAATATTACTTGTGGTTATGTAAGCTTCATCTACTTGAGATGCCAACCATTTATATGTAGCAAGATGACCTGAATGAAATGGTTGAAATCTACCACCGAATACACCGATAGTTTTTTTGATTTTGGTTGGTTGTTCATTTACTTTCTTATAACCACTACCATAAGGAACTGAGGTGTGTCCTTTCTTTTTCATCTTTTTTATCTTAGAAAGTTTAGAACCACCTTTGATAGTTCCATCACCAGCAACTATTCCCATTTCATCAATAACGGGTTTGGTTATTTCTTCTACTAACTTTTTTAAACTCATAAGTTCAATTCCAACACTTGTCTCATTCTATCTTCAAAAGGTCTTGGTAAACTATCTTTAT